GGTCTACGCCTCTTGCCTTAATAAACTCAATAAGCTCATTTCCATACTCTTTACTTGAGATGAAATTCCAATTTGTACGACCATACTTATCTTCATCGCCGTTATCATCACGAGCTATTTTGTTCAGCTCAGGACCATAAGCCTGTCCAGCAGTAACACTGAAAAGTTTATTACTTTCATCAAACGGCGTATCTACTTCTTTAGTAGCATACACTGTCCAATAAGAATTAGGCTTATTGATATCGCCATTTTTATTCTTAGCATAGGTGAATTTCGCACCCAGATAATGTGCTCTCTGTAATTTTTCCTTGACAGGCAAGTCACCACCAGCCAATCCAGTAGATGACACACCGGTCTCGCGCGCTTCCGAAGTAAATTTCTCTACATCTTTTCTACGCAAATCCCTCTCAGTCGTGTCCGGAGTAAATGTAACTGGAGGAGTCGGTTCAAGAGTTCCCTGCATATAAGCTCTTCTGATCTTCTCTCTTTTCGCTTTTCTTTCTGCTACTACACGTTGCTGCTCCTCACGAACCTTTTGGTCTGTACCTTTGTCCCCCATCTTAGGAGCAGTTTCCGCCTCTTCTTTCCTGGCTTTCCCAAGTTCGAAATTATCTCTCAAATCCTTGTTCATAGACTCCGGCTCAAAATTCACCTGGCCAGGCTTAGGTTCAAATGTACCTTGATAATATGCTATTAGACTTTTACGCCTATTAGCAGCTCTCTCTTTACGAATTTTATCCATAGAAGTTCCTCCTATAATTTTATCATAATTATCTTTCCCTATCTTATCTATCTTCACTTTCACAGCGTCAAGCGTCTCTTTAATCTCGTCCAGACTTGCTGTAGTAATACCATTGTCGGTTTTATTATCCTCCAGTTCCTTTCTAGCCTCTCTTAATTGAGACTCTAAACTAGCATAGACGTGTCTAATAGTAGCCTCAGAGTCTGCTGGAATGGAAACCAAAGATAGTTCTACTCCGGTTAGACCTACGTTGATTTCCCCAACTAATATCTTTCTACCATCCTCAGCATCAATAAATTTATTCTTGAGTTTGTTCTTAATGTGAGGACAATAATCTGCCTCAACTATAGCCTCATTACCACATACGGTGCAGAATGAATGTTTGACCGCTGTCCCCATAGAAACATTTCTAATGGTTCCATTCTTAACCTGAGAAGCCAGAATTGGGAAGTTCTTTCTATCAAGGGCGACCAATCCCCATAACGCCTTCGTAGCTGTATCATATTGCGTATCAATAATGATCCCTCTAAGTTTCTCAACATCACTAGATTGATGATTACAATATAATCCCTTACCTATCCAGGTCGGTGCAGCTTTAATCAGTTCTTCCTCTGGAAAAAGATCTCCATTAGAGTTTGTATAAGGGTGAACACCTGAAGCAGAAGACCATTTCCATACATCCTTTCCATCGGCGGTCTTATCAATAACAAACTTACCATCTCCGACAAGATTACCATTCTTGTCTAAATTTGCTTTCTCTGCCGCATGCATAATAGCAGTTCTAAAATAAAGAAAATCCTCACTCTTAAAGGGGGCTATTGCTGGACCGCCGGACGCATTAATTTGTTTCAGCTTATCCACAAGACGTGCAAAACGCTCTGAAATCTGCTGGTTATTTAACGCATCTTCAGGATTAACTATGTGAAGATTACTGCCGTCTGTTGTCGCTTCACCGAGTTTAATCAACACTTTACCACTCCTTGTTTATACTAATGAAAAGCATCGCTGCCATAACCATACATCCTATGGAAGGCTTTTTCATCTGTATCTTTATCTTCTTCATAAGACCCAGACCCTTTTTTATCCTCAGTTTCTTCTTCAGCTTCTTCTTCACCTTCTTCTTCAGCTTCTTCCTCGTCTTCTTTCTCAGTTTCTACTTCGATGTCGCCGTCCTCATACTCTACCACAACACCGAATTCTTTATTGCAATAAGGACATTCTACTGTAAATACTTCTTTCATTTCATCTTCATCTGTATCATTCACATCGTCAGCATCAAGCTCATCATTATACTCATCCTTATTATGCTCATCCTCTTTTTTCTTGGACTCGGCAACCTTAATCTTACCCATCAAAGCGACTTTCACTGCAGCTATAAGCTGGTCAGATAGTTGCGTCTCGCCCATATCATCTAAACTATCTGCTACTTTGCAAATGGATTCCATTGCATTAGCCATAACATTGTTTTCAGGATCAATAGCCGTTGCAGTTTTAATAATATTAGTTTTTTTAGCCAATTCAATCTGGCTTTTAAGATCCTCATAACTAAACTTATTTCTCATCTGAAGCTCCTTTGTCAACAGTATTGGAATCAACTACCTTATCATCCTTGCACTCTGTCTCCTCTTCACATTCTACATCTGGGCCATGATACATACCACACTTTATACACCTTTTAGGCTCTTCGCAAATCGCAGTTTTTATTAACATAATATTCTCTCCTAACTACTAACCGGTGTACGTCTCGGTTGTCCTTTTTCCAGCTGTTCTTCGGTCTCATCATTTGTCTTTTCTGCAGCCTCACGAATTTCATCAATCTTTCGTTCAAAAGCTTCCAGGTTTTTGGACATATTCGACTCTTCCAACTCCGAAACCAAAGTACTTAATGCTTGCACAACTGCACTTAACGCTTGTCGCACGTCATCAGCAGGCTCGGATAATTGTCTTTCAACATTTTCAATCTTCGGTACACCACTAGTAGTTTCCAACATATCCTTAGCTATAGATACTACATTGTCCACAATACCTAAAATAGACTTGTCATCTGCCGGTTTAATTCCATCTATACCCACTAATAAAGCAATGTCTTTCAAATTTATTTGAGTCTGCTGAGACTCTTGTGGACCAGGAATCCCAACCGCAGATCCAGGAGAATTAGCCAATTCTTGATTACCTATTGCCATTCTCACTATTTCAGCCATAGACAATTCTTTTTTATCCATTGGGAAGATTCTCCTCTAGATTATTTTTTGCCACACCAGCTTGAGACAATGAGGGCATAGCCCCAGTTTCAGTTGTAGTAGATTGAGCAGGTTGTAAAATAGCTTGCATGTTCTTCTTCTTCTGCTCGTCAATACTCTTATTAATGTCAGATACCTGTTCTTTCTCCTTTGCCTCATCATTCTCAACAGCTGGGTTAGGCCTCGTCTCTGGCCCAGTTTCATAATGTACCACTCCCAATAAACCCAGTAGCTCATTTAATAAATCCTCTGTCTTATAAGATTTATCATCTATTTTTTTACTAATCTCATTCAGTTCCTCACGCAACTGCTGTAGTCCTGGCATAATACTATTATTACATATTGTCCTATAACGCGCTAGCTCCTGTTTATAATCACTTAGTTTCTCAGACCATTTATCCCTCTGTGAGACATCCCCAGAGTCTATTCTGGACTCTAAATCATCAGTTCGAATATTTATACCAGCAGCAGACTTAATAAGATTAAAAAATCTTTTCCCCATAAATACACAACACCCCCTGTGCACACAGCGGTCCTAATTCAGTGTAGGAATATTAATATAGTCTTTTATTATCCTACACACCGCCCTCCGAACCCGGAGCCGGTGGTGCACCACCGGCTCCACCGACTTCACCTCCTCCTGGTGGTGCAGGCATAGCTTCACCTCCTAGAGGTGGTGCTTCAAGACCTCCACCGCCCTCCATACCACCTAGGCCGCCTTCACCAAGTCCAGGCATACCACCGGGCATACCTAATCCACCACCAAGCTCTCCACCTGGACCACCGGGCCCACCAGCAATCCCAGGCTGGGCAGGTACCGCGCCAGGCTTTTCTTTAATTATAGAGTTTTCATCCATATCCTTAAGCTCACCAAGAGTGTAAGCATATAACGCTGCCTTTTCCTTCTGGAGAACAACTTCCTGAATTAGTTCTTTTCTCCTCCTAGCTAATTCCTCATTTGGGTCCATATCTAATACGCGAAGCAAAGACTCTTTAGACGCCGCCTCCTTGCCAACTGCGTCCATAACCTTTTGCATATAATCCTGTAGATCTTTCAAATTCAGCTTGTTCCATTGCACACGAGGTATCATCAATGTTTTATTCTTCCCATCGCCCTCTTTAGACCAATCCCTTGCCTCGGCGATTGGTTTAAGCACCTTCTGCCTAATCCAATTAGACATCTCATCTCGGAACATCAAGTACCTTTGTCTTAAGACTTCGAGACTAACACTAGCGGTACTGTTGCCTTGGATAGCAATAATGCCATTCCTACGAGTCACAAACAGGTGATTAGGAGGAACATCGAAAGAATATATCATACCATCGTACTTCACATTAGTTTTACAACTATTCCCAGTTATACGCGTCTTATGACCATGGTTATCTATAACAGGCGTTTTGTACCTAGATTTCTTTGAGAAAACCATCTTATATATAATTTTATCAGTTCTAGGTTTGTATTCTGAATACACCTTAGTAAAGTATCCAAGTTTAAAAAGCATTTCAGATACTGTGTCTAACAAACTCTTATCATAAGATGAGAACCAGGCTTTAGTCAGATATTTATTCTTAGCTTTGGGGTCCTTAAAATGTTTACGGAATGCTAGAACCATAAATATTCTATCAAGTGCCTTCTCAAGATCAGCAGCAGCCCAGTTTCCTATAAGCCTTGGTATCTTCCACTCATGGAATATATTTCCCATCTGGCCCAAGCAAGCCTCTTTCAGCTCCTGACTATCAGAAACATAACAATAATTTTTAGAAGAATATTGAGCGTCTATTGCAACCATGGCGTCTCTCCACTCTACAGAAGGACCAAACGGAGATGCAAAGAAGGCAATGCATTTTTTACCATTATAATCTATCAACCTAGACCTAGTCCACGTATATAACAATAATGACACAAACTCTGTAGGAGTAAACTCAAACCCCCCAAATGGTATCTTATCTGGAGTTTCACCTCTCCAAGTACCATACGCCAGTGTCCTACTCCTAAGCGCCACATCTTTTGCCTCTTTTTTCACCCATTCCCTTTCTTCTCCACCGTAGTCTGCTCTTTCTTGAATATACATTTTATGATTAGGAGTCACCATTATATCAATTACCTTCGTCTTGAAGTGTATCATATCACCTTTATAATGAGACACAATTTTCTCAGCATAACCTAGATATTCTAATTCGTGATTATCAGGATTAAGAGTTAAAATCTTATCGTCTTCAGTTATCTCGTCGTAAAACTTAAAACCATTATTAGTTAAAGTTTCAGTCTCTTCATCATAACAATAATTAGGACCCTCGCCATTAATCAGCGCCGGTGGGACCATCATACCACTAAAAATATTTTTCTCAATACGCTCCATCTTAGGAGACACATCCACTATGGCTCCGCTATTACCAATCTTTTCGATATTAACCGCGCCATGAGTTATAATCTTCGGATCTAAATCAAACTGCATATCGACATACAAGTCCTGAAACGCAGCAATATCTTCGTCATTAGGACGCCAACGACCAAGCGGATCACCGAGCTTAATTAATGTTAAAGGATTAATCATATTACTAGCCTGTGCATACTCGCTTTCTCTTAGAAGATCATACAACATCAAGTCCTTAAAACAAGAAGCAATGATCGATGTCCCCCTATGGTCATATGGTTCTGACAAAGCTTTGACATGAGTAACATTAAAATTATCTAATGGTATATTCATACCCCTGGAAATATAATAAATTATTTCCTTTGGAAGAGTTGCCCTAATATACCTATCCCTCGAAGAACCACCACGCACTACCCGCTTAAGAGTATCGTCTGGCTGTAATGTTATAATTGGTTCTGCCATAACAGTAGAATACTTCACGTCTATGTAGTCTGGATTATGTACTACCCAACGTCTCCATTTGGCGTTATTTTCATCCCAGTCACCGTAAGGGAAGGATTCACCTAAAAGCCAGTACGTCAGTGCCACTGAATATAAAACTGATGGTAGTCTCATCTCGTCTGAAAGATCTTGTACTTCTTTCAGAATCTGAGGATCATCACTCATAAACTCAAACTTAGAAATCGGAAAGGTAGAATGGAGATTAATGCAATTCCTAACTATCGGATGCGTTGCGTAGAAATGCCTACACCACGCGTTTAGAGTCCTTCTGTCTCTAGGAAGCTGTAAATTAGAAAGCTCAAAGAGCGGAGAATACACTCTAGGCATAGTCCGAACTGAAGTAACTGATTTATTATCACTGCTACCCATGCCCATCTTATATATTCCACTACCGCCAGAAATAAGTTTACCACTACTAGAAGAACTAGAGCGAGGCATACTGCGATTTTCTTTACTCGGCGTAGAAGGAACGCCAAGCTTCGGTTTAACCATAACCGAGTCACAACGCTCATCTTTCAGTTGTTCTCTCCTCATAGGAGATAATTCATTCATTACATCAAATTTGTCTTTATCGTCCATAATAATTAGGTGCAAGTAATCACAACAGTTTGCCACACCATGAAATGCACCGTCCTCCTTTCTAAAGTCCTGATTCTTACTAAATTACCCCCGAATTCTATCTCTTTCGTCTTAGAGCTCTCGAAGAGCTATCCTTTAGCCTTAGAAGAGACGCTTCATCTACAGAATAAAATTTTCTTGGGAGCGGCATAGAACGGTTATTATTATAACCATGTGACTGCATATTAGTAAACCCATTAGAAATACTGAATCTGACAGCCACATAAGCATAAATTAAAGCCATGAGTGAATCAATAGTCTGTGAACCTCGTTGCATATAAGACCTAATTCTAGCACCACCCACAATCCTTTCTGTCGGCATAATTGCTGAAATCTCTGTGGTAAGTATTTCAGTTAATAGTTGATCTTTCTCATTCTTATATGGTAAAACAATCCTATGGCTACGAAACAACGATAATACTTCATCTATTACCATATCTTTATTAATACTAATAAATGGTGGAATTGCTTTCTCATTATAATTATATATGTTTTTAGAAGGAACGCTATGACAACCCATAAACCTTTTTCCGTATTCACTCTGGAGTGACCAAATTTTATCTTGTCCATATCCCATATCACCGACCCCCTGCACTATGGAATACTTTGAAAATAATTGCTTTACTCTATTAATCTGCTCTTCAGGATTTTTAGTCTCTATACGTTCCATATGCCTTACATAAAACTTACCATCCTCTTCAGTCATTACAAGAGCAACAGTCCAAGAACCATCTAGAGACTGTTCCTCTACTTTACCACCCCAATCCACTCCAATACTTACCACTGGATGGACATAAGGTTCTATGTAATCTACGTATGATTCGTCCTCGTCTGTACAAGACAAAACTAATTCCCTGTAAGACTCACTACTAAGAATGCCACCGTAAAATTCCCCCAAGACTTCATTCTTAAACTGCTGAGGAAGCTTATCATTTTTCTTCATCATGATAGCCTCCTTGGGAATAGTAGGCGTATAAAGTTGATTAAAATGATAACCGCGTTTTGTGGCATCTGGTTTAGTGGGAACCCATTCTCCGTCCTTCATGGCTTCGCGTTTGTCTTCAATGGCTCCACAATGAGGGCATTTAAATAAAAACGACTCTATCCATATCTTTTCCCAATCATCGCTCCCATACGTATAAAACTGATAGGTTTTACCACAAGTGTGACATCTAGGATGATAATATCTCTGATCACTGCTCTCCCATAGATTATGAAAGTTACTACCTTCTAAAAACGGAGTACCAAAATATACTCTAACACCTAACCCTGGAGGCCCATAAGGCGAGGTAGTCAACGATTCTTCAACATTTTCAATTGCCTTACGTGTCATATCTTGGACTTCATCAAATAATATAATATGAAAAGTCTGACCACGAAGCCGTCCCGCATCTTTAGCCGTAGCATTAATAGTAAGCATATTATTAGACTGGAACGCCTTCAAATGGTCCGTCCACGTTCCAACCAACTTAGGTTTAGCAAACACACGCTTAGATGACTCATCGAACCCCATTGTCTCTCTTGTATATCGTCTTCTCCTTATATATTCTGACTTCATAATCATTGGTTCTACTTTAGTCTTATGAAAGTCACTAGTCGCCAATAAACCGGGGAAAGCATGGAGAACTCTAAGACTATCATACAAACCAGACGCCATCAGATATAAATATAATGAAGTAATGGTAACTGACATACCCACCTGTCTGCCCTTTAATATTACCACCGGAGATCCGTCTCTTTGCAAAGCATCTGATGTTATGTAGGTCATAGGCTCTATTAAATATTCTCTTCCACAACCATTAATTTTGAAAGCCCTGTCACTATCTGGTAATTGGACATGCTTCTCACACCATTTAACAACGTCAATATCTACAAACGAGTCTACTATATCAGATAAAAGCCCACGATCTACCTTAACTGATTTAATATTAGACCCGTTGTCATGCGTAAATTCAGCGCACTCTTTACACAAATCAGACCCCGGTATAGAGACAGATGTTTTACAAATTTTACAAAGCCTTGCCTTTTTAGACACAACTATCCTCTACATACCTGCTAAGTTCCTAGATAATATGGAGCCCGCTGGGCTTTCTTCACCCTCATTATTCTCATAATTGGAGTCCATAGGTGTTGCTAAATCTGAAGTAAACGCCTCATCAACTATATGTCTCATATAATTTCTAAAGCTATCATCGTGATATAACTCTATAATCTCTTTCATTTTATCTAATAATGGAGAATCATACCCCAATACCCTATTTATAAACCCAGAAGGGATATCTATATCTGAGAACACTTCTCTGGTAGTCTCAATCTGATTAAGATTATTCAATAATGCACGCAGGTCATCCATAGTTTTATGTATATTAGCTTCAGAAAATATAAAGGCAACAAAATCATCAAATAACGTTTTGCCTAAAGAGTCTCGTACTTTTGGGTCCATATCATCTAATTCTCCTAGATTATTTATAATATCTATCCACTCCTTCTTAATCTTAGACATTTTGCTATCTGATCCCCTAAAAAGCCGAGAACCAAAATGCGCCCCCTCAAACAAAGCCAGTTTTAATATAAGCTCTTGTTTCCTAATCTCTTCTGCTGTAATTTTTCTAGTCAACTTTAGCGTCGCTGCCCTTACTCCTGGTTCTACTACACTAGGCCCAACAGAGCTATTTTCTTCCCAATCCCAAGGTAGAGTACCCTGAGCCTGCTGCATATCATCAGAAATATACCCAGTGGTAGTATTAGTATCAAAAGTGGTTACCGGAATCATATCAGACTCCCTAACCTCGATTGTCGGCTCAACATCAAAAGTGCCAATTATTAAAGGTTCCATGTCTACTCCCCATAGCCTTAATGGCCTTACTTTATTGAAATCCCTGGCAAATAATAGCTTCGAGAATCTATCAATCCCAGCCTCAGTAAATGGACCATTATTTCCTTCCGTCTTATTACCGCTGTCTGGCCAAAACAATGGGTCTGCTAGATCAATCTCTAATTCATCAGATAAATTCTCCTCACCGAAACGACCATTAAACATCGTCCTATAAAGTTCTCCTGGGCCAGTCTTTGATATTATTTGTGCAGTCCCTATCAAGTTTCTATCCGCTAGGTCATGTTTTAAAAACAATTCGTAGTATAGACTACGATTAATATACTGTTTTGCTGATTCCATATAGTCGGCAGTCACTCCCATAGACTTCATAGTATTTTCATCTATTTTTATATCTGCACAAGAAACTGCGTCGTCTCTAAGCAACTCTTTCAGAAGCATCTTATTTTGCAATGGAAATAAATAATTAACAGCACTATGGCCTAGCACAAAAGTAATATCACCGATCGGCTCACCAGACACAATCGCCTTCACAATTCTATCTGCATTCCGACTTAATACTTTATCATTAACCTCTAGTGGCCCAGTAGAACTCACCGTTGATATTTTCTTTGCCGACGCCTTACTAATTCCATGCACTTTTAATTTTTTACCAAACACCGAATTATACCAATCTGCTATTCCTCTTGCCTCTTCCATCAAAAACTCTTTATATAATTCTTTAGCGCGCGCACTATCTTTGGCAGAAATATCTCCATTTTTATTTCTCATCATCATAACCCAAAGAGTCCCTAAAGAATAATAATCATAAATCTTAGAATGGATATTTGCTTTAGATCGTGTCTCGCTTATTATTTCTTTCATATTATCAGAAGCCACAGTAACACCACGTTGTTTCTTTCTCAACGCATTATTACCAGGAACAGGTATAAAAGGCATATTCATAAGAGATGAAAAATCTTTCATTGCTAAATTCTTCACAGCATTATAATAAATCCTTGCTTTTGCAGCAGACTTGAATTCGTCCTTACTGATAATACGCTCAGGGTGCATTTCTTCTCCAAGTCTGTTACGATTCTTGACCATCCTAAGCACATCTTTAGACGTTAGCGGCGCAAATGATAGAGCAATCGACTCCATTTTTGATTCAATTTCTTCTAATAGCTTGGGATTATTATTCTTTTCTCTAATGGCCTTGGAGTAGTTTCTAGCCCACTCCAAATATCTATTCCATCTATCAATCTCTTCTTCATGCTGGTGTACCAAAGCCCTAGCATTAACAAGAGATATATTAAACGAAGACACTGGCATATCTGTCTTTTCTTTGCCTAAGGACGCTTTTTTCTTTTTTAAAGACTCCATTTGAGAAATAACTTTATTTAGTTTGTCTCTCTCAGCCTTCTCACGCGCAATCCTAGACTTAATAGACTCAATATCCGCAACTTTTAATCTATCACGGAAAATCTTAGTCCACTCCTTAACCATATTATCATGTCTAAATTTATCTTTACTAGTACTCGACGCAACTATATTAGAGCGAAGCTCAAGTCTGTTATAGTCGTCAATCATCCGTTCAAAATTCTCGCCTGTGTAGCTAGACAAAAATGCAGCCGTCACGTTCTCGCCTATTATCTGTTTACGATACAAGTCATATAATACTTCACCAAATCCGGCTTCCGTACCCTCTCTCTTAATCACAAGCCTAGCCAATATATTACTACCTCTTTCTGTAAACAGTTTGTCTGTCAATACTCTACTCGTATTGTCAACAATGCTATACTCATCTTTGAACATTTCACCTAAAGAAAATAAATAATCGCCTATTCTTTTACTAATCTCACGACGCTCCATGCGATTTTTTTCTTCCCTTTTCATCTGTTTCATACGTTTTCTAAGTCCACCGAAAAACTTTGAATGGGAAATTGAACCTATCACTCTTTGTACGGCACTATAGTATTTCCTCAGAAGCTCTTTTCTACTAAGCATCCCCTCCTCACTCAACGATTTCACCATCGCCATCAAATCTCCTGCGCTAACGGAAACTCTATATTTACCCGCTCCTGTTTCAGAAGACGCCAACGGGACATAAGACGATCTCTCTATGCTAAATGGATAAGTCAAACGATATTTATCTCCACTTTTAATTTCAATTGGGTTTGCTTCAGAATCATACTGTTGGGCAAATACCACCGTATCGCCCGCTAGACTAGTTACAAATGTACGAAATATAGTTTCTCCATCCCTAATCACTTCTAACTTTAAACCATTAACATTCCTAAACCTATCAAATGGTTTTATTCTACGTTTCTTACCTCTTTTAGACGATGAGGATTCTATAGTGTTGATATCTGTAAGCGTAGTATTTGAACCGCTAGTCGCTACGCCGGATGCCACTATAACCGGATGGAGTTTGACATCTCCAGATTTATTGTCGATACTAAACCTGTACTCCCTGATTATACCATTAGTATTTTGTTCCGTATATTTATAAATATCAGAACCGAAATAATATGGCGCCCCTAGCCTTACCGCACCGGCCTTCATACTATCTAGGAGTTTATTTAAATTATCCTGGTTAATAACTCTGCGTACTAACGCACTCTTACCAACTTTGCGCTCTTTAGCGGCGCCAAAAAGACTCCAAAGGTCTTCCATAGAAAACAACCTTGTCTTGCTATCATCTCCGACAAATGGAATACCATCACCAGAAAACAATAAGAAGCCCCTTGTTCCCGAACCAGTAATTCTAACAGGATGAAAATCGATTACATCTAAACATGTACGTTTCATATAATTAGCCATGGCCAAGGAAAGTTCGTCTTTTTTAGAATTCAAAGATTTATAAATTACCATGAGCCATTCTCTGCAACCATCATTAACTTGTGAAACTATAGAAGTCCCATCATTTATACTCTTTAAGACCTGAGCATTATATCTCTTTACTTCTTCAGATGCAAGATCACTAATAATCTCTTCTTGATTATATGTAATATTATCTATATTAGATTCCAACTCTGCCCGCATCCACTTTCTATCTATGTCATCATTTACTTTAACAACACATCCCCTATGCCATGCTCCTTTTGACATTTCATTCTCAGGAATAGACTTATAACTCTTACTTTCCCTATCATATACCACAGCCTTACGACCAGCCTGGGTGATCTTATAGGCACCATAATCCCTTTTCGCAGCACGCTTGACCAGCTTAATAACCTGTTCATTCGGTAACCCAACCTCTTTAAGATAATTATAAAGAGCACCAGAAAGCATTTTTGGAGTGACCTGACCATTGTCAATTAGATCGTATATGGTTGCTCTATTCTCATTATTTATTTGATGAGGAGAAAGTAATCTATCAAATATTTTTCGTATATCTTCACGCTCAGACTCAGACACACCAGACATCATTTTATTAAACTCAGACATATTCGCATTAAGCCATTGCACAGTAAGATCCTTTACAGATATAGGATCTGCATCAGAATGGCTATTATAGAAATTTACAATTCTTTCCATATCTACAATAACGAGAGGATTAACTTTAGAAACAGATGAAGACATAAACACCATCTCGTCTGGAATACCTGAAACTGTATAATTCCCGTCCGGCCCGCCTTTAATAGCACAATATACTCCTGTAGAAGCCCGATATCTAGCAACCAGTGTTCCACGCATTTCAAGAAATCTGTTATAATTTTCAGTGCTCATAACAGTTCCGCCATCAGCATATCTAATATGACGCTTACTCATAGCCTCCTCTGCTGACAAAACTTTCTTAGCTACCCCTGGCCGGGCGTCTGAAATAACAACTTCAATACCTATTGGCGGAGCGTCAATAGAACCGTTAAGATTCTCAACCTCATTAAGAGATTTTAAATCATCATTTATAAACTTCAGAATAATATTATAAAGTTTTGAAATCTGTTCATTGCTTAGTTCCTTAGAGCGGGATAAAAGACCAGCATAGATTGTTGCCCTCATTTCATCAGTTTCTTTTTTATAAGCCTCCGCATCTGACGATTTCAAATCCTTAAGTGAATTAAAAATCATCTTAACATTATCACGCGAAACCCATCTGGAAAACAGAACTCTCAATCTTTCATCTTTCGTACCCAAAACACCTTCACTATTAGTGAATATAGTTTTTGTGGTCTTTGAATCCTCTTCACCTATTGGTTTTGTCACATTATCTATAACCCAATTAGCAAACTTCGGAGACGAAAGCTCTTTTTTTACCGAATCAATATATCTTTTAAATTTACCCAGACCGACTGCATCCGACAACCCGGAGTTAATCATATTATCTATCTTCTCAAAGGCCACATCAACATTATCTTTAATTGTATTTAAAACCGACCAGATAAGTTTATTGCTCCTTGTTTCTTTGCCTTTCATAGCTATAGCCGCCGCTGGAGCTATAACTTCCTCAAAAAGCCCCCTCAAATACCCACTGCCTAATACTCTATTGTCAACATCATCTTCCAAGACCTTAGCAAAATTCTGTTTGTTTTCAATGCTCTTTATAAGAGCATCTGCATCGATTTTCATATTCTTAGACGAGAGAGACCTCGCCGCGTCCTCTAACCTACGATTCAACTCTGTACTATAAAACTTGTTTATATCTCTAATAGTCTTCTCATCGAACTCATTATTCTTGAGTTCTTTGTTCATTCTGGCCCTTAAATCCCAAAGAGCAGTATGCGCACTCGCTACTTTATTTCTAATACCAAAAACATTATTATCAACCACGTCCTTGTTGCTAATACTAATAAATTCAGGACTAAAGTGAGCACCGACAACAGTAAATATTTTAGAAGACTCCGGCACCTTGACAGACATTCTAGCAGCAGCATTATCTAGTTCTGTATTCCAATCATCACCGAATTTCTCCCTTAATTTGGACTTAATATAGTTTACATCATCCGGATATTTTTCTAGTAACAAGTCTAATGTCTTGATAAAACCATCGTCGTCATGAAGCGTGGTTTTTATTTCTCTTAAAGAAGGGCCATTCCATATCCCACTATAATCAATTTCACCGCTAAAAAGCGATAACGCATTAGAGACGTATATTCTAGTTTTATTATCTGGTATAGAATTAATTTTATTCTTTATATCTTCTGGCAATTCATAGGGGTATTTAGCATGTCTGAGACTATCTATAATAGACTCTGCTAGACTTGGCACTTTATCCCTTAGGTCATTCTCTTTTTTCTCTATCTCCTTCCATAACTTTCTAGCCTCATCAACCACAGAACGCATAATACCTAGAACAGATGAACTTATCAAAGCGGGAGTTATTACACGCCTACGCTCATATTGATTTAGACCATTAATTATACTAAGACTACCATGAGCTATATCTAAGTGCGAAATTGATTCAGGATTATCTATCAACTCCCCAGCTTTAGATTTAGAAATCTTTTCCGTAGAATATAAGTGCATTGCCTTTGAAACTTTTTCCGCCATAGACGACCACGAAGATGAAAGACTCTTAACAACATCTAATCCGCCTCGGGCTTCCCTACTAAGCATCAAGTCAATCCAATCCCTCATAGCATAATCATCATTTGTCACATCTGACATAGCCTCAGATAGTTCCGATTGTCCTAATCCATCACGAGCAATAGCTTTTTTAGTGCTCGTAGGAAGAGCGTCCCATATAAATCTCAAATGCTCATAAACTTTGTCATACGCCGACATGGTTTCAGAGTTAGTAAACGGGATAGATTCACTATCTACACCAAGCTTAGATGAAATACGCAAGCCAAGTTTGTTTGCCACAAAATGCAATCCCTTTGCCAACTCAGTTTCCATAATCACAAGACCATCTCTATATTGAGTTTCAAAATCCCTAACTTTTCTTAGTCTATTTGCTAGATCCTTAATTGTCTTTGTAGTTAGAGCATCAATCAGAGCAGATGGTATTTCAACTTTCATATCCTTGCCATTAGCCTTTACTATAGTAACTGGGCCCTTGCGTAGTTCCTCTTTTAATTCTTCCAAAAGTTTATCCATGTCCCTAGACTTTTTATAAACTATCTTCTTCTCTGCAAATAAATGTACTAAAGCATCAACTGTTCTTACTAATACATTAGATACATTACCTGCCTCACCTTTAGCAATGGAATTTACATCTGCAAAGGAATTATGGATATCCGCATCAGCCGTAACACCATGAAAAGAAGCTCTAAAATTACTTACCACCGAAGATATTTCGCTCAACTTTGCAGCAAGTCTAGTATCATAATGTATGTTCTCTCTCTTCAAACTATCATCATCCTCTACCTTACTTTTTATAATATCTGCAATAGGCACATAACTAATACTATTATAATATGGGTCCATAATACCCAAAACATGTTTAAACTCGCCATCCCACGTTTTACCTCCAAACCCAATATCTATATCGTTGAATAATCCTGTATCAAAAACCGCACGACCATTAATAATCTTCACAGGATCCCATACCGGCACTATGGTATCCTTACCGCTGCTCTCAGACAATCCTGAATATATGAAAAATGAGTTTCCATTATATGGCTTTTCCAATGCTACAACTGAGCCTATCTCCGGCTCAGGAAGTGAAACTAATAATGTCTTCATATCTTTATACGATTGGATCTGACCAGATATACCAACCGACATAACATTCATTCGAATACGCTTCTTGTCTTTCCTTCTAACAACATATAGACTATCCGAATCTAATCCTGCTAGACTCTCGAACTCTCCCTCATCAATTAAATCCTTCATATACCCACGCAGACTTTCCCCACCATAACTGGGGGATAAATAAGATTTCCCTGGTTCGTGCAAAACACTGTCAGAAAGCATATGTACATAAATCGCCCTAGCATATTGAAAAAGGTCTGAATCACTAAATTGATCTACCACCTTAGAATACTTAGGATGATTCTTTAAAACGGACTTTAATATTTTTATAACCGACGACATACCTTGTGGATTTTTGTTTGTCGAAGCTAGCAAAAAAGCAAAATTTTGGTCTCTAAACAAACATTGTAATAAATTCATAATAAACGCCGAATCAGCATCAGACGCCCATACAGTACCTATTCCTGAAACAGCAGCTATACTTTCAGAATTCCCAGATTGACTATAGAACCCATCGAATTTAGTTTTGTACCTTTCAAACGCTCTATGAAAGGCCTTGGTAATGTTTGCTTCTCTTGCACCTATAACTTTATCCTTGACTGGAGTCTCAGATATAGGCTCACCGCTATTAATCGCATTAAGTACCCGTCGTCTTTCATCAATTAAATCATCCATATACTCTTCTGCTAGGACATTATGGTATTCGTCCTTAATTATAGAAAATTCACGGTCAAACATATCAACGATAGAATATGCAAAAGAACCAAGCGCGCCTAAAATAGTAGATTTAATAATTGAATCGTTCATAGATGAATCTATACTATCAGCAGTGACAACAGAAGACGCGGCGTAATTCGCAAAATCTTCCTGTCTTCTCTTGACATAATTAGCCACTACCGGACTAGATACAAGGTCCATCAAAAAGGCTTGCGCTATTTCATCAATATGCTCACTTGCAAATAAAGAATCCGCAACATTAAGTGGATCTCCATCAAATATACCAAATCTATTTGCTTTCTTATACGCTGATGTCATATAGGCAACGCTGTCTTTTTCTCTTACTCCAACGTAAACCTTCCTTAACTCTGGCTTTCTAATCCTCATATTTAGCCATACAGCCATAAACAATTCTGTCATATCGACAATAAATTTTTCATTATCACCAGAAGAAAAATCATATAACCCATTAAACTTATACAATAGTCTATCACGAAGAGTTCGATTATTCAAAATAACATCAAGACCATGACTGATTGCAGCTTTAACCAGAGCACGGAGAAATGGTAACATCCCATCACCGATTATATATTGTGGATTAAGATTAGCAAATAGTTTACAAATTGATCTTGCCGTCCCAGTGGTAAACTTCATATAACTATTAGATGGTTGCTTAAAATCCACTTCCAGAAGATCGTCATTTTCTCTAAATTTAATTATGGAACCCAATATATCCGCATTATCATAAACAAACTTGCATATCACATCTGCAACACTTTCAACGGACCACTCATCAGAATAAGCTGTCTTCATCGCAGAATAGACAATTTTTTTATAATTTCTATTATTATTTTTCTTCAAATTCAGCAAATAATCGTGTATTACTCTCTTAAGTGTGCCCTCTCTATCCTCCAGAAAAAGTGCTTCCGCTATACCACGAAGCATATCATCAGTAATAACCATGCCGGGCTCTGCTTTAGACAATATCAAAAGATACATGTTGTTAGGAAGATATTTTGTTTGGCCCTCTGAACGATCTTTAATATCATTATATACTGAAATTACTGAAGACTCTACACTAGGATTATAATTAACTGCTTTCTCAGTAAAAGTATCGCTCCATGTAGACGTTACCGAGTCTAAACGTGACGCAGTTGTAATATTGATTCTATTACCTAATCTATCCTCCCACCATTCAACATTATCTTCGTTTTTAACCTTAGAAATATCATCAGGGAAACCAGCACTGTCTGGTCTTTTTAAGAATAAAAATAAATTATTACCACCAGATGTATGTTTATAAGCTAAGGTCGTCATACCATTATTATGTATTTTAATTGTTTCCACAGTCCTTTTATCATTCTTAATATTATTTGATAATGATTGAATTTTATTTTTAATATCTTGTATCTCTTGATCAATAGATGAATACTCTTCTAAGCTAACACCGATATTATTCTCCAAGTCCCTCTCTTTTTCTTTAAGCCGACCCTCTAACTCAGCGAGCCTTGCCTCGTCTTCTTCAAGTTTAGCAAAGACATCTGTATTTCCTTGAGAGCCAGCAATAATAGCCTGTTTGATAGAGGTGGACTTCAGCATCCAAATATCATCAGGCGATATTATTCCCGCATAAGAATCTTTACTATCAATCCCCAAAACTTTCGATGAACATCTAATCGCGTTTAGAGAATCAATCAAATAATATCTAATACCTTCACCGGTGTTTATCTTAAAGGGAGACATTGGGCCGTAAACGTCACCGCCTACACCATTCAATGAAATATATGTACCCTTAATCCCCTTAATATATTCTCCATTCTCATAAATATAATTTGGAGTTTCAACAAATCCGATATCTGCCTCGTGTTTCTCCTCTTTTTCAACCACGTCTAGTTGATGACCGGCAATAGATGCAAGAGCCTTAGAAGAGGCCTTAAGAAGGTCTTTATACCTCGGATCGTCCGATATAGAAGCGTAATCTGCATATACAGCTTCTCCATCTTCATCTGCAATACCAAAAATGGGAGGGATAATACTTTCCAAAGATAATTCTACTCGTTTACCATCTATGTTTAGTATAACGCCAGTCTTTTCAGACGCATCCATTGATAATAATGCTTCAACAATTCTCGCTGCTAGTCTTGGCACATTATTTTTGCCCGCGACTCTTTTTGATACATCATATATTACTCTATAACAATTACGATACGCATTGTCAAGTAATTCGCTATATCCCCCCTTTTCAATACCAAATAAATAGGCGTATTTATCTACTAACTTACGAACTAATAACATCATTAAAGGATTATTAGCAAAAACATATACATCAAAATATTTTCCTAAATTGAATTTGCTCGTCTCTGGTCTGTGACGAGTAACTACCGGAGACTTCCCACTAATATTATACTCAGGCATATCAGAAATTGCCTGCTCTTCTAACGAACCTATGGCATAAAATCTCTGTGGATCAGAACCGGGTGCTAGCCTAGTCCTAACAGTATCAATTTTTAGTGGATGGCCACCACTCCTCTCAAAACTATATATGTTAAAGCTATAGATAGCACCGTAATCATCATAAGATTTTTCAATCATATTAGCTGCGAATAAGTCACCGGATAATCTTTTAGTATTAAACTGCCCGAATTGGACCGGCTGACTTACATAGAATCCGAAATCATCCATTGATATCATTGATGCCTTCTCAATATATTCCAACATTCTATGTGAACTACCATCCGCATAGTTAGCAAAATATGAGTTCTTAAATTCCTTAACCAGATACTTATCACGCTCTTCCTCGTTCATGGAAGCAAGTTCTGGCGGCTCAACAGAATTAAAAACATTTCTTAAATCTTTCATAGGATTAATTTTATCTGATAAACTATTTTTGTCTATAATATTGAGTGCAGCCAGAATACCACTACCAGACTCGTTATCAAGCGAAGAGTTTATTAAACTATTAAACCTATCTGTATCTTGCCTATTTAGTATACCACTATCAACCAATGCTGAAGTAAGAGAGAAATATGGGTTACTGGCTGTATCAACTAATTTCTTAAACTCTTTTGGTATCTCAATATAGAACGATTCTTCAACATAAGGAAGAACCGCCATGAATGTTCCCGAAAGTTCCTCTAAGTATACTCCAGAATTATCATCATTTTTTATGAGGTATTCTTGCATCTCCACAATATTACCGTATAAAACCTCGCTCTTTAATGCCCCGACGCCAGTTTCAAGTGGAACATAGCCAAAGCCCAATACACTAACTATTTTGGCCACGGTAATGTCCATATCTATCCTCTCTGAAGTTAATAAAATATCACTCGAAGCCCTTCCGGTTTTGAAAGTAGATAAAACATAGTTACCATCTTCATCTGGCCCTTTGATCATTCTCGGCAACACTGAAATACCTCTTATACCACCCTCAGTCGTAGTACTAATAATTTTCAGTTTTCCATCGCGATTTTGTTTCCAAGGACTTTTTATTTTGGTAACAACGTGTAATGCACCAGACCCAGTATACGCCATTTTTTCTTTGTCATTAAAAATAACATCCTGACCAGCATAATCATCACTTATAACAGCATTACGAGCTTCTTCAAAGCTATAATACGACTTATAGACACTATCTATAACATCAGAATCTAACTGCACCGCTTTCATACCGCTATCAAATAAAACAAAAGGATACCTACCAAGATTATTTTCCTTATCAGATAAAGGCATAAGTCTAAAATCGCTATAAACATCTTGCGCATTACGAACTTGTAATATATAAGGCTTAATACCGGAGCCCATATAATGTGATATAGAAGGCCCAGCATTAACTGCCGCAAATACGAGATAATATTTACCGCGTTCCACATATTTTTCCGGTGCCTCACGCGGGGCTATAATTGTGGCATTAGTTATATTAGAAACTGTCACGAACTCGCCGTCTTTGTCAAGTACTGCATACTTGACATTGTCTCCACCCAACTGAGTCGTACCAAATAGGACATCATTATACAATTCAGACGTGATACCGTTCAAAATGACAAGAATATCGTAAGATTCAATATTTGTAAAACCATTTATCTTTTCCCTAATTACTCCAGGCACCTCATGTTCAGACATAGAAGGGATCGCAACCGTCGCCGATGTAGCTCTAACTGCCTTAATGTTATATGAAAATACCGCAGATGCAATACCAAATACTAAACTACTAAAATCATACCCACCGGGAGTCACCCATCTATCATAATAAGTTTTCTTAAAACCAGGATTATACTTTACTATCCTAAGAAGCCTGGCATCACTTAATAGAGTGTTAAAAAGTCCGTTAATAGTTTCCTTTACCTCTGGCTTAATAGAAGGCCCAGTTATCTCCGATGTAATAGAAACAACCCGATTAAACTCATCCGTATGAGACATATCATTAACTATCTCTTCGGCACTAGGAACTGCCCCTTCTTCTTCTGGTATATCCGAAGGCATACTCTCTATGGCAGGAGAGATAAAACCAGAAACTAGTTGCTTCATCAATATATATGAAATAGATCTTCTAACCGATTCCGAATTCTTCTCATATAATCCCTTATCATCGCTAGGTATTGCAGATTCGCTGAGATATAACGCCGCCCTATTGCCATGATGAACAAGAACCATAGCCCCACTCGACTTATCTATATACTTGAATCGGCCAGAACTCTGCATAATATAACAAACATCATACCCAGAAGCTACGGGTGGCTTACTTACATCACCAGTAGATAATGCTCCGCCTTCACCGAAGAAGTTATCACCAAAACCAATATCACGGGGATTAGACTCGCGTTTTTCTTTACTCTCTTCCCAAAAATTGCTTATTGCTGTCTGTTTCTCTATATTGGAAAACGCCTTCCCGCGATTATTGTAGTCATCAGCGAATTTATATAATCTCATGCAAGTCCTCACTGTGTCAAGAATTTTTGTAGAACTTCTTGCGCATCAATATCATCCGGAGGTGTGTGAGGGAACATTTCATCCGGAGAAGTAGTCGCTAACGTAGACAATAAATAACTTATCATAGGGTCATTTACAACTTTTTCTGTCCAGCCCTTTTTTAGCGCCTGCTCCCTCAGAAACTCCTTATTCGTGGTCTCTTCCTTAACGGTATTTTTCTTAGAGCGCTTAGATTTAGAACCATTAGTGGTCTCTTCCTCAGTGCGCTCAGGTTTATCAACATTAACTAATCTATCAAAATTTTTTTTCTTATTCTCTGACGCCGGTGTCATTTCTCTATCATCATCGCCACCGGTATTTAAAATAGACTCTTCAAACGCGTCTAAATAATCTGTATATTTCATATCAGGTGTAATCTTTACAGTAAATTGAGTAGCTTCGCCGTCTTCGTCAACTGAATTACCTTCAATTACCAAACCTGACAAAGAAATTTTACGTCCGTGTTTTGACATGGCATCTTTAATCTTTTCTAATACGCTCACTTTTATTTCTCCTAACTATGCTTAACTTCTGATGCTGGAAGCCAGATCATCTGAGGAGCCATATAACCCATATAATTTAAATACTTTCTCAATCTGTACTCCTCTCTAGGAGAAAGATCAAAGCTATCCTTAGCAATTTTAATCGCGTCATTAAGATTAAAACCGGACGTAATAACATAATTAGAAATATCTGTAGCCAGTCCGACTATAAAACCATTCTCAAAGAATTGTAGAGATGGGGAAGCCGCATTTTTAACTAGTTCACCGTCAGACTGCTGACCAGACTTATCCTCACATATAAGACAGTGGTCACCGAATAAAGGCATCCCACACTGTTCACAAATGTCCTCATCTGGTTTAGAGTGCTTAGATAAAACCGAAGCAAGAATAGCACGATGTTTGTCATTTATAGCTGTACGCATTTTCTCAAACTCATCCATACTTTCATCCGGAATCGAAGCCGTAACATCCGACTTAACAATATCAGATATACTCTTATCTATCATAGCATAATAAGCTGCCGCCCTCTCCACCGAACTTTTACTATCAGGAGATACTTTCACACCATCATTTACTTTCTTCCACAGAAACTCTATAGCTGTCTCCAAACTTTTACCATAAGCCTCCTTCCCAGAAAAAGAAACATTATCAACATCAGACACGGTACGTCCAAACGCCTCCTTAGAAATTGCCCCCTTGTCTCTAACCTCTATATCGTCTAGCGCCGCAGACGCTATTACTGTTATCTCTTTATCATTATTATGGTCCATAACTTATCCTCCAGTAACGAAACTGTAATATTAATACATCTGACCCAAAGTCTATAACCCAGGTAAAGTTACTTGTGTCATCCCGAATGGAGTTGCCCCGGGCGAACGAGCAAACCAGGAATCTCTAGCCTCTGGGCCAAGAGCACTAGGTATAGTAAACAGCCCAGCCCAAAACGAAGTCGGATATGCTGCACCTACACCTTCAGTAAAATCAACTGAGCCGACTCCAGCATTAGCCTCACCGTAATTACATACAACACTCTGTAAACCACTCTCAGCTTGCATAAAAGACCTTGCATATTTACATTTTTCACACTTCTTATTGTCTCTCTCCAATCTCTCCATTGACAGCCTATTAGTTCTACGTTTTTCATCTATATCCCGAGGCGAATCGTTAGGCAAAATAACCTGCATTTTGTCAATATATTTTCCTACGCATTTACATGCGCTAGGGATACTAAGACCGAATGGACACTTATCATTATAACTATCAGACCTCACTGCCGCCGTCACTAAAGACTTAAAATCGTCTAATTTACCATCTTTTATTAACATTGCCACGTCTTCTCCAACCTTGTAAATCCCCTCTTGATAATGACGTGCTTTATTAGTTAATCTTTTATTAAGCATGCTATACATTGAACAAGTTCTATATAGTTGGCACGCTGCATGAAAAATACCTTTTGCACCGGGCACAGCTGGCATTCCAAGCTCATCGAGATCATGCTGAACTGCTATACCTATATGCTTTAAAGTCGGATCTTCGTTAATCGCCGCCATAGATTCTAAGCCTAGCGATTCCATAAAACTTGTTAAGAAATCCGCTTTATTTTGAAAGTCTGTATCACTAAATAAGTTTTCTAATAGAAGGTCTATACCACCTGGTTCATAGCTATTTAACGCTATAGCAAATAAAAGCATGGCTTCTTCATTTAAGAATGTAGAGAAATGTTGACTATCCTTAAACCGTCTAAGCACGAATACTCTATCTCTGGTCTTTTGATACCTATTACCAACTTCTTCACTAATTTTCGCCTCGAATGTACGGTTAAGTGTACGATTGATAGCATCATACATATCATTATTCATAGTATATGAAAATACAAATCCCTCTACTGACTCAAGCAATTCTAAATGATTATTAATTGTAGGTAATGCTTTCATTAGGGGGATAGCTATAGATTCAATACTTTGTGTACCATATTCCTCGCTTCTATAGCTGTCTTTTAGTTTTCCCATCACAACTACAGCCACGTCCCTAAAGGGGTACTGCATCTTCATAGAAGGAACAATTGTGGACCTCATAGATCCCATCGCAGTCATCAGGTTATTTATTCTCTCTATTTCTCCAGATACTGCTGAAGATACACTAACAGTCGCCGCGTATTTGGCTAATCTTATTGCATCGGTATACATTCTGTTGTCCACCAATGATAAACTCATATCTTTCAACAATATTTTTAGATTTGCTGCTCTTAGCATCTCTTGTTCATGTGGATATTCTTTCCAGACATCGTCTTCCGATTTTGGAATAGCCACGTCAGATGGAAATCTCAATCCACTAATAAATGGAGAAGATATTTCGTCAAGCCCACGACCAACATCTGCTTGACTCTCACCAGACATAATAATAGAAGCCAGAACGCGTTCTAAGTATTGCACATTCATACTATCCTTAGCCGCATCGAGTGATTGTGCTATATTCCTAATTATAGCAATTGCACTAATTACACTTTCGATAGTTTCTGACAGTGAACCCAAAATAGCAGCTGCGTCATCTGCGAACAGAAGTCTTCCACCGATAGCCAGCCCACGCATACCCATACTCGCATTCCTTACGGAGGATAATTTTTCCATATATTGCTTAAGTATTCTCATAATTGCATCGGCGATATCCCCCGACTCGGAAGCGAGAGCATTGATGGCTTCAGAAACAATGTAGTTTAATTTACCTAGTAGAGTACGAAAACGACCTTTTATAAATTTTGACATACGTGAACCCGTCTGTGAAGAATCCATACTAAAATTAGACACCATAGGTATTAAATCACTGGGGTCAATTTTAATACTATCCATATCACGCCGAATGCTCTTTACCAAATTATGGTTTACACTTGGGTGATAAGCAGGCTTTAACCTATCTATATGATCTCCAAGCACAGTCGCAATAAAAATAGATAATTGGGACGCCGTGATTTCTTTAATTTTCTTAGACTTCTTGTAGCGGTCCACCACAACTAAACAATTTTGAACTATTCTCTCCACATTCTCTTCTGCCACATCAGAAACCATAGTAGACATATAATAATGTAGCTCTTCTTTATTTGATGTACTCCACTCTTTCATCATGACAGCTGATTTTCCGCTCATTTCGCCTAGTTTAGCAGAAAATTCCTTGAGAGCATTTGCATTGAGCTCATTCTTCTCTGTCAATTCTGAAGAGACCAGTATGTCTTCTGACACAAGCCTATCAATATTACCTTTCATAAAAAGAGCATAAATAGATCGAATGGTTGTGTTCCCCGATAACAGTTTTAAAAGAGCATCAAGACCGAAATAGACTGTACCGGGCAAGGATTTTCTAACGAATAATTCTGCTATTCCATTGTCTACACGTAACTGTATCCCTTTATATTGAGTTCTATCTACTTCAACTCCAGCATTGACACTAATGATAATTCTTTCGAGCACTCCTTCGCTTAATAGCTCTAGGCTCTGTGGTTTTCTTCCTAATGGCATCTAGTTCTCCTAATTTGCCAAACTACGTTAGCTTATCACTAGACCCCTAACAATAAATTAGGGGATGCAGCTTCATGTATTTAACATATTGCTAATACATTCATCTACTAATAATTCAAATAAGTTTGACGGTTCGCCAAAAGAATCGGTCTCATGATTGACAGTGTCTGCGACTTCAAATCCTCCGCTCTCTTCGACCTCTTCCTTGTGGCTAAACGGGCTTTCTACCTCAATGTTCGCCGTGGGATCTGGATGCTCCTTCTTTAAAACTTCCCATTTAGTATTAAGCCTGATAGAATTCTCATTCACGTGATCCCAGAACAAATCATGCCCAGTATCATAAATGGCATACATTCTTTGAAAAGGAGTATAGATTTTTTCATTACTACGATCACTAGTCGCACCGTCAATAACAATACCATCATAAGGTACCATTGAAAGTCTAGTATAATAAGCAAGCATTGATACCAAAGCTGATGCGATATGCTTCGCTGCAACTTCCCTAAGTTTCTCCTGAGTATCTCTTAGACTACTTATGGACGAAGATGATAGTTTATCATCTAATAATAACTTCATCCCTTGACCTAAAGGCCCAGATATCTTTGGAGGCAACCCAACCTCTTCTTCATAGTCATCCTCTTTAGACCTTTTTAGATAGTCATGCATTTCCTGCACAAATTTTTTCATAGCAGATGAGAATGGAACAGACATTACTTTATAAATTAAAAATAATATAATACTGTTTCTGTCAGACTCCTCACTATACTCCTTCTGACCTTCATAATCAAACTCCATCCCATCCACATCTCTACGTTTACGAAAGACTAGAACGCGGTCGGACGAACCATTAATAATATCCAAAGCAGAAAGAATAATATTCCAGATTAACATATCCTTTAACGCCAGTATCCTGTAATCCACTTCTGCGGTTTCACGGTGTTCATCATCAATGGTTTGTCTCGATATACCAGCATCTAGGTTATCGCCTATTTGTAAAGACCCATACACAGAGTATGACCCAGAGAACTGTTGTCCTAAGTATTCAATCATGTTTTTGTGAGCAATATTCCCAATTCTGCTTAGGGCCGTAAGGAACCCACTATGACGATCAGATATCCATTTTATTATTGCCATAGATTTCATCTGTTCAAACATTTCATTTGCATTGCGTTTGCCATCAATATCAACGGAAGGGATAAAAAACGAAGAATATAAAATGTCATTGTAGACCACTTTGGATATTATTGAAACTAAGTATTCTGAATCCGCTGCCAAGTCAGGATCCATCGCTAATACAATATCTAGGATAGAAATGTACGATGCACGGACAACTGAAAAATCATCATCCGCCATCAAACCGGGCATCATATCTCCCCTAATTGCTCTTAATCTAAGTTTGACGCCAGTGGATTTTATTGAATTCAAGGCCGACTCCAGTTTCTCACTAATAGCCCTAACTAGGTCTTCCGGTTTGAGTCCCTGCCTAGATTTCCTAACTCTATATACTGCAAATATTTCTTCTCTGCTCTCTTTCAAAAAGTCAGAGAACACTTTAGACTCTATCAATGATTTTAGTCCGCCTATAGCTCTTCCAACTGAGTCTAGTACAGCATCATCTAACTTTGTCATTATTTTGGTCTCCCTCTATAATAGATAGTGCTTTGTAAATAGAGTCCGCCGTTCTTTTTGCATCGTCCCTAGTGTAATTGTTTTTGACTACTAAAAAACAATAAAGTATAGTTTTTAATAACTTTGCCTTGTTACGCTCTAAGTTTGAAACCCATATCTCTCCAAGCGGCACCCTTTTATTATCAACATAGTTTAAAATCTCATCTCCTAAATTAGGAAAACTAACCACAAATATTTTCAAGCCCAGCCTTGGAAGACTTAATCCAAGTTTCTTATTTACTTTAATACTTTTCTCAAAATCCTTATCAGTTTTCCAGCTCTCCGGGTCCGCTTGCTTTGTATCTCCATCCTCTGGAAGAAATACTAGTTGGTCTGTTGGGTTCTCTGATTCAGGTCTGACATAAGTGGTCGCTGGAGTCATAACGCTCCAGAATGGAGGCTTTAATCCCATCGAAAGCTCATCATACGACATCTACAAGCCCCTATTCTCAACCCTTGGAATAGGAGCCGCCAATTGTCTCTCCGTTGTATTCTCAGTTTTTGGAGAAACTGGGGCCGTTGTCCTCTCTTGTTTAACAGGGTTAAACGGGTTCTTTGTCTTCTCCAATGGCGTTGACCCTGGCTGATTTTTTACTACCTCTGGAGCCTCAATAGGCTCAGAGAGCTTATCTTCCTCTGGCTCTTCTTCCCCTATACTTAACTGTAATCCCAAACGACCCATAACATCCTGTACTCTAGTTGTAGCATAATTATAAGAATCTATTAATTTTGCCAAAGCCTGAGATATTTCTGGATAGATGCCATCTTTGTCCATAGCTAATACTCTAGCCAGATTTCGAACAACCTTCTTCTTCGACAAACTTGTCTGTATAGACCTAACAATTTCAAATACCCTAGCCGCTCGTTCTTTCTCCTGACTCGCCTGTTTAATAATCTCTGGGTTTACAGACATAGCCTTTATATAATCAACCACGCTTCGAGCATTTCTTGCCTTACTTATTCTCTTAGTAAATCTCTTGCCACGTTCTCCGCCAAGGCCTTTCGATAACTTCAAAGCGGCAGTCTTAATAAGAGTCAAATCACAATCTATATATGCTAACGCAGGTTTATATTTCTTATCGTCCTCAGATTCATAAAATCTCACCCATCTTTCGAACCTATCTTTTTCGTCAATACTCCAACCTCTAATAACTATATTCTTAGCATCACTAAGCGAAATACCGGCAATCTTCGACAAACGCCATATATCTCTATGAGCATTTGCCCATTTCTCTAAATCCGCTCTTTCTAAATTGTTAAACATTATCGCCTCGTTCGAAGGCTGAGGATACCCATTTTTATCCATTATGATCACTCCCAGCAATAGCCTTAAGACCGTTTTCGTCCCTTACAAGATTCACTGATACACCGGTGGCGTCACTTATCTCAAGCGAATTTATTTTATTCAAACGCTTTGAAAGATGCTCTAAAAACACTGGCAACTCTTGTAAAAATCCAAGCTCTCTAAAGGTATCAACAATTGACTGTTTCATAGCTTTTACATAGGCGTCCACATGCCCAAACTGAATAACAACATCTCCGCCGCTCCTTTCATTAGCGTTCGTCTCTCGTCTAATACTGTCATCCTGTTCAGTTTTAATGTCCATTATTATCTTTCTAACTTGTTCTATTGCAGAAATCAATGCGCTCTTACCTAAAACGAAATCTCTATCAGACCTCATACCCTTTACCCTTTCATCGATCTGGTCAATCTCTGCAACAGCCCTCGACATCAAACTCTCAAGCTCCTCCTGAATATCTACTCGCCGCTCAGCTAGCCCCTCTTTCATATCCAAAATACTATTTTTTCTTTGTATCTTGGATTTTAAAGCAAGTTGCTTCTCACTCAATGCGCCTTTGCGTTTTTCTTTGGCCAGGGCCCTAAGCTCTCTCCTATCTTCTTTAGTAAGGTCCATAAAATTTCTAATAAAATCATTTACTGTTAGCCAAGTAACTCGATAACGAGGTCGCCCCTCGTATTTCTTATTAATAATATCAGCTATAGAACGACACCCATGACCCTTCCTTACCAAGGAAATTATATAATCCACATCTGGGTGTCTAGCAATTGATGCCCCTCTCACCGTACTACCTCCTGGTTCCTATTTGTTATATCTCTTTTTTAAACATTATAGGATTCCTAGGTACAACATTTAAGAATGGAGAGTCAGAATTAGTTTGCTCATTAATGCTCCCCCCTCCCCAAAGTTTACCATTAACACGAACACCCCTAGAAAAATCATAAACCTCTCCAGTAATAGGGTTCATATATTCTCCATTACCAATATATTGCATTTGCACTCCAGACATATCTGGGCAATACCTGCTCCGTTCCATGGTTGGGGCAAATAACATATCATGGACAAGAATACTACCATCCGACGCTATAATTATTTTTAACATTGCAGTATCATTTATCGACAACCCTTATCTCCTATTGTTGTTCTGGCAAGCCTATTATACAATTTTAATATTATGAGATCTTATTTTCCCTACAAATCCAGCTATTGTTTTTTTAGCTTCACGGCTAGCAAGTGTACATTTATTACAATCAGAATGCTTGATAATCTCATTAACAGGATGGCCAAGTTTATTACAATAATCATGAATACTAACACTTTTTTCTGATGCTGGAGAAAAGAAAGAACACCCCATACACAATTGTTTATTTTCAGCCTTAGCAAACAACATAAGCACACCCTGATAATCTTCTAACGCCGCCTTTGCCATACCAGGATACTTCTTTTGGATAAGCTGGATAGCCTCTTCAGCCCCTCTATAGTCTTTGTCAGATGCTCTCTTAAGCAATGCTGCGTGTAACTCACTATACGACGCATTAACAAAATTTGGGTCATAAGACACTGGTTTTTCACTCTCTATACTATTTAGAAAGTCAATCGCCGCCCTTGGTTCTAATTCATACTTAACCTGTTTGCCGTCAATATCTGCTAAAAAGTTATCGGGTGAATGAAAACCAAAGCTACCAACCACAACCGGCACCTTAATCTCAGCACGACCATGCTTTGTAACCATAACAACGTCATACATTACACCATTTTCGTCTAGGTCTTCTGCAAACTTCACAGACACTGGCGATACCCCAAAAACAGCAGTGACTGTACGATTGACAACATTCGCACCCAAGCCTATAGTCTGCTTATCATGGGCCTTGGATATTTTATAATCAGGCATAATTTTATCTATAGGGATTTCGCCTATTTTATCCGGTCTCTGACCTGCTGAAATAAGCTCTTTTTGTTTCTCACTAGCTTTAACCTCAGAAAGACTTCTGGAGTCCTCTGTAAACACATCTCTTGAAACTTTTGTCTGACCATCCTCAGGAGAAAGTTTTCCTAGATAGGACGCAAATAATTCTCTCGCTCGTTCTGTATTACCAAATGAAGATAATTCAGAAATAAGTGCATCCAGATCTTTTACATACACCGAACCATAAGGGTGTTTATCTGCTCTTTTTTCTATAATTGCATCCATATGTTGTAATACGCGGTCATAAGGGAACTTACCTGCTGCTTCCTTCACAAACCCAGACAACACACTATACGGAATTTCTTTGTAAGCTGCTACTAAATTCTCCGCCAAATTAATAATCTTATTTTGTGCCATTAAGTCCTCCCTCTAGGAGTCAATTAAAATCAACAAAATCGTTGTTGACTATCTCCATAAAACGAATTTACTATAGCCAGACATAACATGTCTGGCTTTTATATTCTTTAACATAATTCTTGTTTTACATTCCCATATACCTATGATAATAATCTGTCAATTGACGCTATCGCCTTATTCTTGAACTGATTTGCAGATTCAATAATTGTGTTCATATCCTCCTTAGTATGATGATTCATACGCCCGGTGCCAGGCATAATTTTTTTCATAGACGCAACAATTAGAGGTTCATTCTTATTAAACCAGGATTTAATCTCGTTCAAAATAGGTGCTATATCTTTGTCATTTTTAAAACTAACATTAACTACCGGCATAGACGTTGGCTCTGTAGCCGACTCTTCATCCACGAATGAACTAAAAAATTTAGTTATACCACCTTTTTTATTTGGATCACCGATTTTTTTAAATAACACACTAAGTCCATTTATAATTTTATTTACATACTTAATAGTATTAGTCCAAGCATCGGTTAGCATCCTAATGTCTTCATCTTCAATCATAACCCCTTCTGACACAGGACCAGACGCCGGTTTAGCAGGATTTTCTGACGGTTTAGCGGCATTAGCACCGGCCCCACCCACACCAGGTGCCCCTTGATTACCACTATCATCCGCTATCTTATAAAATAAATTCAGACCGTGTAGGTTCGCCTTCGTGTATTGTGCTAACTTCTGTTCAATATTAGACAGCATTTTGGGTGTCTTAGTCTCTATTGTAGAGAGCTCGGAACCCAATTTATTAAACACATCTTTAAATCTCTGAAGAAAATGATCGTCTACATCACTCTCAAAATTAGAAACGGCTTGTTTAAGCTCCACAACTTCTTTTAATCCATATTTAAGGTAAGTCTGCAATGCCACTAAAGATTTCTTAACCTGATCAGATTCCTTTCCCGCACTTATAGCGTCATTAACTTTCTTACTAGTTCTATTAATGTTTTCAACCAAATTAGAATTATCATCTTTAAACTCACGCAAGAAATAGAATAACTCTCGTGAATTCTCTTTGATACGCATAAGAATATCCCGCATTTTATCCGCACTCTTAATATCAAGAGACTTTATCCCGCCAGTAATACCAAGGTCTTGTAAAGCATCTTCTATCTCCAAAGATAGCTCATTAGGTATCCTACTAAGAAGCTCTTCTTTGCGCTCTGAGAATCTACGAAGATTTAGTAATTTAGCTATACCATTAATCAAGTCAAAATATGTAATCTTATCCGCCTGACCAGACTGCTTTAAGTCTTCAGCTAATTTATTAAACTCCTCAACAGCCTTAGCCATTCGCCTATACCTAGACAATACGTTTTCTCCCTTAATCAAATCTCTTACTACTTTATTGAGATAAATATATTTTTGTTCCAGCGCACCAGACTTAAACTTCCACGACACGCTATTAAATGACGCCGCGCGAGCCATACCATTATTATGTACCCTTTGCCCCGCTCTCAGGGCATCTCGAATTAGTATAATTATGTCTCTAGCATAACTCTCTAGGAATGGTTCTCCACCCTTCTCATTGATATCAAGTAATAATCTAGCTGCTGACGTGGGCTTCGGAACACTGTCTGATCCTAGTGCTTGATATAAAGCCTTGATAATTGGCTTTTTATAATCTTTTACGACATCACCGTCAGTTTTCGAGGCATCAGTTAGAATCCCGTATACGTCATTACTCAAACCACCAAGTCTAGATAATATGTACTCCATATTATGTGCTTCACCTGATAGCCACCTAAACAATGACCTTATAACTTGGTCACCATTTACCGAAGTATAGCTCATCGTCTTATCAACTAGCGCCGAGGTACTCTTAGAATAACCAAGCAATTGCTTAACTAGATCTATCAACACCGCTCTAGCCTCATGAACACCTATCGCAGGCTGCTCCGGCTGGCCCTCAGCAACGCGCATAAGCCTCATAGTAGAAGCAAGCTGAGTAGAAGCATTACTAGTACTAGGAGAGGGTGTGGTAGAAGCATTACTATTTGTGGTAGAAGCATTACTATTACTAGGAGAGGGTGTGGTAGAAGCATTACTATTTGTGGTAGAAGCATTACTATTACTAGGAGAGGGTGTGGTAGAAGCATTTTCACCAATATCCTCTGGAGAAGTAACATCAAAATTGTCTTTTAATACCTTGTTTGTGAGCTTCTGAATAAGCTTAAGCAAAGTAATGTTCGCCGCTGCTAACCTTAGAGACCCCAAAAACATCTGGCCCCATCCATAGCCACGAGAAGATCCACTGTTTTCACTTTCAGCAATCTTCAAAGAATTCAACTTCTCTCGGTTAGCAGAATAGAAAAGTCTACAACTCATGATTTAACCCTCAAGCTCTGGATATTTGCCAAGAAAACTGCGCCTGATATTTTCATCTACACTCCCAAGTAAGGAAGATGCACCATCGGCAGTACTCAAAAGCTTCAGAAGACTCTTCTGTGCGGCTGTTATATTCTCTTTCCCAAACCCCAGAACATTTACATCAAGCGTCACTAGAGGATCATTCTTATAAGCAATTGAGATTTTTTCATTATTTTCCGTTGGGAATACAGTCCAGCGTCTGTCATGCGGAACTACTTCTCCATCATATACCTTAACAAAAAACCTCTTGTCCTTGTCCAATTTCCAAAAATCATCACTAATCTCCACATTGGGATTTAACTGCCAGAGATCGAAAGCTACCTTAACAAACGAGTTGGCAAACTCATCATAGGGTAATTTAGACCCTACTACAAATTTTGCCACACCATCAAACTCCCTGTCTCCAGTCTTATGCAACTTGTGTTCTAGCTCCTTCAAATCATTGGGCGTCATTTATTCCTCCGAGTAAAAATAGTGACGGCACAGCAAGCCGCCTAATATAGGCAAATAATATTAATAGTTTATTAATGAGAAAGCGTGTTTTATTTTTATTTTAAGCCTACAGACAAATAAATTCTTACAGCCTACTAAGACTTTTACAAGCTGTAAGAATTTATAAGTTAATCATATATTTTATGATAAGAAAACAAAGCACTATTCTTCTGTACTCTGCATAAGAGCCTCCAGAAGCTCCATAATACTTCCCATTCTTGATATACTGTCGACTGCCTTTCTAATTACCTGTGCCTCAGTATATTCTGGATGTGCTTTCTTGATACGCCCCTTAACATTTTTCAGGAGTCTTTTAAGTACCTCATCATTGTCCATACCCTCCGAAACCATTGTCGCCTCCTCTACACATATTCGTTTTAGTTTCGGAAGAATACCACCATGCTTTTTATTATATACATAGTTTGGGACACCATTTATATGCAAAGATACGCAACCCTGAGACACACCGAGCGCCTTACCTATCTCTACTTGAGTCATACCTCTGACAAATCTTAAATATAATATTTGCTTTTGCCGTTCAGTTAGCTGCTCATCGGCGATCTCTAATACTGCCTGAAAAATTTTATCCTTACACTCTACAACAGACTCACTGGGCGGGTCATGTTTATTAAGGGCATCTGACTGACCGAAAGAATCTAGAGAGTCTACGCTTATCTCTCTGAATTTATACTGGTACCTTTTGCTTTTGCCTTCTGACATAAGAGATTACTCCTATCTCAGGGCTAATTAGCAGATTCCACTCGCCCACTCATCCCAAGAGTAGTCTCTGTGGATTTCAACCCTGTTATTGGTATATTCTACTTGAGATAACAAACTTTCTAGTGACGCAGCCCCATTCTTCACTAATACATCATTTAAATCTTTAACACCGTCGGGAAGATTAATAATACCAACATCTAACAGACCCCCTGAAGTATACGGCTCCATTATCTTAATAGCTCTGCCACGAGCCGCACGACCTGCCTCATCGTTATCCATACATAGTGCCACTCTACTACAATAAGGTAATATTAGTCCTAGATGTTTCTTGGAGATAGCTGTTCCGCATAAAGCCACTACATTATCTACACCGGCTTGGAAAGCAGACATAACATCTAGGTTACCTTCAACTATTATTATAGCATTTTTGACAAGAGCAGGGCGCTTAGCTTTGTCCATTCCATAAAGCACCGAAGCTTTTGCGTAACTGCTATTATAGTATTTCGCCCTTTCTTCGTCGTCACTATTTAAAATTCTACCACTGATTCCAACATATGAGCCATTATAATGGCGAATTGGAAAAATAATTCTGTCATTGAATTCAGACCACAGCTTACCCTTATTACGGAATAAGATTCTCTTAGACTGGAGAAACTCTACAGGAACATTCTCAAAAATTATATCAGATTGGAAAGTCCCTATAGAGAATTCGTCTATAACTCTATCACTGATACCCCTAGAACGCATATATTTTCTATGCTCATCCGACAAATTCGTATGGCAGACATCTGCGATATAAGCTAAATAATAATTGTCATTTAGTTGGAGTATTTTCTTCACCTCCATCAAAATCCGCAGCAGATTCTTTTGCTGGCCTTACATGACCTGTAAGCTCAAGACTTCTAAGCATATAAGGAGTGACTTTCATTTTCTCACCACATACACAACACACAGCAGCCCTCTGTTTCTTATCGAAAAGAGCCTCTTGAATCTTACCACATTTTTCACACCTGGCACCGAAAGGACTATGAGAATCTACAGCATCCACTACAATATCTCTATTAGATTTCATAACATTAACAACTACCTTAGACATACCATCTTGAACCTCGCCACACTCCATACACACAGGCTTATATTCTCCGTCAATCATCTTAAGCTTAATCTCCCTTGATGTACCACAATGTTTACATTCTGCTAACATAGCTCATTCTCCTTCGACGACATCTTGGTCATCATCAATAAATTCTTCTGGGGCCTCTCCTTCTAAGTCACCGAAAGCACGAGAAGGAGATCCCTTTGCTTTAATTTTTTCAATAATATTATTTCTTAGTTCCTCATTCTCTGCAATAACAGATTTCATATTTGCAGCACCTCTCCAAGACTCTTCACCAAATTTATAAACAGCACTGCTAGGTCTTTCAATAACTCCAGTTCTTACACCGACATCAAAGATTTCACTTTCAGGCTCTATTATACCCTTACCAAATACAACTTTATAATCACCCCTAAGATACGCCCTAGATACTTTACTCTTAGAGATATAGGCGCTCACAGTAGTCCCCATCTTTGCACCATTCTCGTCCAATATCTGGTCATCTTTACTACTTTTGGGTGTAAGATTTATAGCAATAGATATATTATGCTTCCAAGCCCTTCCACCAGAAGTAGTCGTAGGTGGTTTGCCAGATGGCGACCATGCTCCTACCTTTTCCCTAAGCTGTTGGACTCCTATCAAGGTGACTCCTGCGAAGGACAGTTTAGGAACCAACAGTGGCAGACAATAAGATAAATAAGCAGAGAGATGCGCTACTTGCCCCTTTTCCAAATCCGAACCCTCAGACCTAGGAGTAATAAGCGAATTCAAACTATCAATAACAATAATCTTCAATTTTTTCTCTCGTAGAAAAAAATCTCCTATCTCAGAATCAGGAAGTAATATCCCATTTTGCTTCTTCTGGCCCTTAAGACTTCCTATTAACTTCGCCATAATCTGTGACATTCTGCTCTCTCTTACCAAATACTCTTCCGGCGGAGTCTGAATCCCCATCTGAGCCGCAAGATCTATATCAAAAGTTTGTTCTGCGTCAAAAAATAAGAAACTATACCCAAGCTTTTCTGCATTACGCATAATATCCATACACATAGTAGTCTTACCGCTAGATTCCGCGCCAGCAAGCTGGACAATTCTTCCAGTAGGAATTCCTCCAACACCCAATATATAATTCAGCATAAATGATGATGTAGGGATTATATCCGAATGAAATCTATTTCCGTCCCAAACTACATCGCCAAAAGCATCTTGTAGATATTTTCTCCTTAGTTTATCTACATTATTCACATTATCCATCCTTTCTCTCCTCCTGATAACTTAACAGATAACTATAACCTGTTATTATTGCATCCGAGATGTCTTCTGCCTCCTTGACATTATAAGGAAGTTTTTCTTCCCCAATAAGTTCACTATTAACAAACTCCACTACCTTTTGTTTTTTAGCACTACCGTCGCCGAGAACAGACTTTAGAACGGCAGTTCTACCAAGTTGTATAGGATCCGAATGCAGAAATTCATAAGACAGCTTTCTAGCAGTACCCAAAAATGCTGCAAGCGTCTTTACTACATTCATATTTCTCATATGATTCAAGTCCTCTATTACTATAACATCAGGCGATATCTCATGAATTAATATCTTTAACATACTCTCAAATAAGATTAACCTACCAGAAGTATCTTTTGCTGATGGAGACAATGTACCATAATTTTTTAGAATTATAGATTTTTTTTTACATTTATAGACAAAATAGGCCCATCCAGTGCTCACTGACGATACATCGAGTGATAATATCACAAGTTTATTATTTTTATTTTCAGCCAATTAAAACTCCAATGGATCATCTCCAAACTCATCATCTTGTCCCGATGAATCCTGGTCCACAGGACCAGCAAAAGACTCATCTGCTGAAGGCGAATCGGTATTCAAAAAGGAAGAGATATTTATATTCTCATTATCTGTAACAGATTTTATAGATTCGCCACTATCAGATGGTGGGACAGACATTGCAGCAGGATTAACAGTCGACTGGACCTGCTCTTCTTGATGCTGTGGTTGAGACTGTTGAGGCTGTGGCGAATCCCATCCTAAATATCTGAGAGTCTGCTCCGGCGAATAAGGCTTTGCCACTGATTCCATATCTAACGCATCAAGCTCTCTTTTAATACTGGCCTTTACATCATCAGAAAGTTTCTCAGTAGTCCCCTTTGGGATACCTTGTGCAGAATACCTTGTATTTTTCTTATTATTACTATCATAAGTAACTGTTTTCACAATTACTATGTCATATTCCATAACATTCGGTCCATACATAGGCAACTTTCTAAGTACTGCAATGCTTTTCATAGCAGTTATAGGAAGCTGAACAACACCAACTTTAAGCGTGCTTCGCTCAAGTGCTGGAAATAACCATTTTGGAGAAGGCTTATTATTTCCCCTAAGGCAAACAGGGCATTCTTTCCCACAACAAATGACAGGTTTGCCTCTATTATTGCCAGTCCTTATGAAATGGTAAAACCTTTTTATACCATTATTAGAAAGCAGCCTTATCTGAGTCATAGAATCTTTAAAGTCAATCCTATTATAAATTTTTTTATTTGTTCCCGCACCGGCATCTTGCCCAGTATTCTCAAATTCATCCCAGGTATTATCACTCGTCATTTTTTTCTCCTTTTTATTTTTTTTCTATTTTGTATTATAAATAGTCTTCAGCACCAGTCGGCCCAGAACGACTACCCAAATGAATACTATGTGTCTCCTGAGCCACCGACTTACAATTATAATGTTGACAAATAAGAATCTGATATTTACGCTTTAATAAGTCCAAAAAACTCTTTGCCGCTGAAGCCTTTAGTTGCACATCTATCAATTTTTTATCATTCTGTGCAGCATACTTTTGAACAGCCGAACGCTTCTCAGTGCAACGCGACATTGCATTTGCCTCTTCTGCTTTGACTCTTACATCTAACTCACCCACTTGCCTAGAAATATCATGTATTAGTTCAGTACAGGTAATCGACGCAGCTAGACAAAGATTAGCAAGCTCCGCCGCCGTTGCAGCATCTATTGCAGAATATTTCGGAGTACGATTCAATATTTCCTCTACATAACCGTACTGTTCGAGAAAATAACTCATATCACCACTATAAAATTCATCAAGTGCATTTTTTATAAATTCAAGCGACAACACAGCCTCCATTATACATTTACATACCAGCCAGAGCTATATCTTTCATAAGTTTTGACAACTCCTTCTCAGACCTTATCTGTCTAGCCCTCTCTTGGAATTCAGGCGGCAAATCACGGATAGCGTCTTCTGCTACTATACACCCATTATTATCTTCAGAACTATCCACTGACGCCTCTTCTATCGCATCAGAAGGGCTAACCATTTCCACCCCGTCTCCACTCTGTACAGCAGAAGAATTTCGTCCTATACCGACTGAATCTCCTGAAGAAGTTAATCTACTAATGGGCTTCTTTTTTACTCTTACACTAGTTTGTACCGGTGGATTAAAAGGCATTTTTTTTGACGACATTGATAACGGGGCTCTTATCTCTTCATGACTGGTTTCTACAATATCAGAATTTTCAACTCTAGCCCCGGTAATCTCTGCAATTGTCCCAACATGTCGTTCAAGTATAGTTTTTTCCTCCTCAAAATTTGGCCCAAAAATAAACGACATTATATCTGTTATCCTATCAAAATCAATCGCTTTTTCTGAACTCATTAGACTCGTCTTCATAATATCAGAATAACATTCCGCTATTTTTATAGACTCATCTCCAAGCGGATTCCCACAGAATGGGCAACGCCGTTGGACAATGGCATAAGCCATATTATACGAAACAACACGTTCACAATTACTACAAACTATTCCACTACTCCTGCCTCTCATCATTACCCTCCTCTTCTGCCAATTTTAGCAACGCCTTTTTTAACTCATATTTGAACTCTGGCTTAAATCTTATCTTCGGCTGGAAACTAATAGGCACATCAATTGTCTTTCTCAATTTATAATTAAATAGTCTCCTCGGTGATAGTCTTTCCATAGATATACGTCCAAACTCACCGAGATTAACCCCCCTACCTTCCTTAAGCGCTCTTTTCATATGGTCTAAAATAATATCAATTATTATCTTACAGTCTTTATTAGTAAGATAAAATCTTTGTCTTGGATCTGACCTCAAAGCCTTTGCTAACTCTAACTTTACCATATCGTTATTCATAATTCGTTCTCCATATTATACGTAAATAATTAGAAAAAATCAAGCAGCCACAGGATCAGACTTCCAAAGAAGAATCGAATTCTTACCATTAAAAGTATTCACTTTACCCTTTATATGATAAACAAACCCTGGAGTAATTATTGGCTCTGTTCCTTGCTTAGCAAAATATGTTAATTCAGCAGTCCCGCTCTCATCAGAGACAAGGTATTTAAACATTTTTTTCTTTCCGCGCACCTGTTTAGATTTATCCAGTTGGTCTACAAATACTACCAAATCTAATTCATCACCATCTAACATTGATGACAGATATGCTATCCTATCAGACGCCATAGACAAATATTCATGTGTGGGATGTCCACTAACAAAATAACCAAGAAATATCTTTTCTTCTTTGCACTTTTTTCTTATATCCCAGTCTTCCACATCATCAATAACAAGTTCTGCTAGTGCATCTGCCCGACTTTTATATTCAGCACCGAGAATTTTTTTGATATGGTTAATCCTTCTCTTGTCAAAAAGAGAAAGGCTTTCTTCACTGAACCCGCCGTTTATAATCTCTAGCGCCAGTTCTTTGCTATTAACACCATCCAGATTTTGTCTACCAATGTATCCTACTAACCTCTCAAGTTTTGTAGGATATTTCTTTCTAAGAACTGGCAACGCTTTCTCATAGAAAAGTTCAGCCTGATGACGATTAAGTCCTAGTGATTCAAAACCACCGCAAGCATTTATGGCCGTAACAACCGCACTACTCACCTTCGAACCAGTATAGTGAGTTCTATCTAAAAAATCCAAGAAATCTGAATATGGAGCACTCTCAACTATTAACTTAGGAGCTATAGAACCCAACCCTTTAACAGTTCTATAACCAGTACGAATTTTATTCTCACCTTCTACTGTAAAATCCAACTTAGACTTAGAAACATCTACTGGCAACACCTCAATCCCATGACTCTTTGCATCGAAGATAAACATTGCAATCTTGTCCCAATGCTTTTCGTTGTTAATAGAAGCAGTAATAAACTCTACTCTATAGTTACGTTTTAACCAAAATGTGTAATAAGCAAGTATTGAATATGCAATACTGTGTGGTTTATTAAAAGCATATCTTCCATACTTCTGAATATTAGCGAATAAACGCTCTGCAGAGTATTCAGTATAATTATTTTTAATTGCACCAGCTATAAAGTATTTTTTAAGAGACTGCATTTTTTGTTCATTTTTCTTACCAATGGCAGCCCTCAATATATCTGCTGTCTGTTCTGAAAAACCAGCCACGGCCTGAGCAATCTGTGTGATCTGCTCCTGAAATATTGGCAAACCTTGCGTTTGCTCAAGAATAGGTTCAAGTATAGGGTTATCATATGTAACCGGCTCCAAACCCTGTCTACGTTTCACATATTCTGATAATACTCCAGAATCCATTGGCCCGGGACGATAAAGAGCATTACAATGAGCTAGTTCTTCGATATTCTTAGGTTTAACTTTTTTAATCAAATGTCTCATACCAGTACTTTCAAACTGGAAGACTCCCAATAAACTCTTTGCTCTCCACAAATACCTGAATGTCTCCTCATCTTCCAGATCAATATCATCAATTGATAACCTTTCTCCACGATTCTCCTCAATAAGTTTCAAAGTATCATCAATAACTGATAGAGTAGATAATTTAAGTAGGTCAAACTTCAAAAATTTCCTGCGCTCCAGAACTTTCATATCCACGTCTGCGACATCAAGCAAAATCTCATCACCGTCTGAATTTTTACCAACTGCCCTTTTCATCGGAAGATGTTCTATCAATGGAACACTTGATATAATTAATCCTGCTGGATGCACAGAATTTGACCGCACTAGACCTTCTAATCTTCTACCATAATCGAAAACATCTTGATATTTTTTCTCATAAAGTCTTAATTCATATGATGATTCAAGAGCCGTATCTATTGATATATTAGGGACATTCATAGCCTTTGGAAATTCATCAGTAATCTTACTAGCAATTTTAAATGTCTCCGGCCTATCATTAGCCTTTCCTATACCGTCAAATCCTAATGCCAATGACCTAGCTACATCTTTAATTGCAGTCTTACCATATATTTTAACAACTGTTGAAACACCGGCTACACTTTCATGTCCATATTTTTGTCTAATATACTTAATAACTCTATCAGTATAACGGTTATCTATATCCATATCAATATCAGCCAGTGATCCAGTCTGCAATCGTCCAATATTGAAAAACCTACTAAACAAACACCCATACTTAACACTATCAATCTTAGTTATTCCAGTCAAATATGCCACTAAAGAGCCACCAACTGACCCCCTCCCTGGTCCACGAAGAATATGTTGTTTATCACAGAATCTTAATATATCCCAAACAATAAGAAAATAGTCTTCCAAATTTGCCTTTTTAATCATATCTAATTCGTATCTTAATCTATTAGCATACACCAGTTGTTCTTCTTTAGAAAGATTCAAGGGAACTATATGTTTCTCCCACCCTTTTACACATAGATAAGATAGATAATCAAAACTTAGGCTCTTGACTTGTTTCTCCACGCAATAAACTCCTCATAGTTATCCGCAGATTTTACATCAAACTCTGGCATAAGAAATCTCTCGGATGGTTTTAAATATTCTCTCGGATCGTCACATAACCTAGAAAGCTCAACCGTTGCGTCAACATCAGCTATGAGTCCACTCTCCTTTGCTTGACTTCTTATCTCGTCTTCTGACAACAAGGGCGGACGATAATAAAACAGTGAATCTTTCTCATAAATAGAACCTTTATTTTGTATCGCAAGAAATATATTAAATAAATATCGGTCATCTTCTACCGCAAAATGAGAATCTAAAGCCAGAACTCTTCTAACGCCCTTCTTCTCAGAAATATCTTTGAGAAGCATATTAATCTCTTTCTGCTTATTATCAAACGGAATATTAGTCTCAATGAAAAACCTGTCCTTAAAAACCATGAGAAATCTATCAACCAGTTCATTCCCTATCCTTGGACCATAAAGCAGAGTTTTAACAGCCAGAACTCCACCAGCGCCCCCTGACAAAACATACACACCTTCAGTATCAAGAATCTCAAGATCACCCCACAGTATATACGGATAGTTTACGTCTCTGCAATAAGACTGATAAGTAGTTTTTAATATTGACTTAAGACCGGAATGCGTCGTAGCTAGAACCACTAGTTGATGAGGGTTTCTATCTTCAGCAGACTCTTTAAAGTTGAACTCAACCCCTGGAATATATTGTACATCATTAGAAGTGGATTCATCAAGAGCATGAAACATTGATGCCAAATTATTATGTTCAGTAACTGCAAGAGCAGAATACCCCAGTTCCTTCGCCCTGCTAAAAGCTCTACCAACTGTCATCATTCCATCTAGCACAGAATAATCCGTATGAGTGTGAAGACACGAGAACATTTAGACCACCTAGTTTACCAGGCCATGTTTGTTTTTTTTAGCACAACCCGGAAGGCCACCTTTCTTCAGCCAATTCAGCACTTCCACAAATTTATTACTTTTATAAATGAGAGCCAGCCCTACAACCGTAAGGCTCATTAACCCACATCATATATCAGGATGTTGGTAGTTCAATACGCGATAGCATATCCTCATACGCATTTGTAATAGCGTCCAGATGCTGAACATAAACACGTATCTCGTTCGCAAGCACAGTCAGTTGTACTTCGGGCTTG